CTTCAGATGGCGAACGAATTTTTCATTGATAGATTCTAAGTTATACAAGAACAACGGTACACTTTTGAAGAAGGCCTGGTCTAATTCAGCAGTCTTTTTGATGTCAGTTTCTTTAGAGTCGAAAGCATCGGTTTTCAAAAGATCTGTCAGGACTAATTGTTGGTTTGCTTCGCTTGTCATATGTTCTCCTAATTTTCCTGCTCTCTCTATGTAAGGTTGATATTTCTCCATTTGAATTTTGTATGATTTAAGAGTCTTGAGATTTCTCGAAAATCGAATTTCGAAATTTACAAATGTATCACCCAACCTTTCAAAATCAGTATGATCTTTTAAAGTCACACTTCCATAATTGTAATTCTCTTTCTCCAAGTTTGCTTCTGCCATTTTCTCTGTCTCGTCTGCAACCTGCATCGTGCTCAAACCCGAAGAAAAATCCCATACATCACCTGTTAATAACATCAATTGCAATTCTCTTTTCAAAACAGGATTTTCAGTAGCCAAAGCCAACAGTCTGATAGTGTTCGATTCAAATCCATATTCCAAATAATCAGTCGGCAAATTTATATAGCCTCCAAACAAAACTGGATGTTTGTCAAATACGATAACTTCTTCATCTATTCCAAATCTCCATCTGATCAACAAATTAACAAACAATTGCAACAATGCCACAAGTTCTGCAGTTCCCCCGTACTGTAATAAAGGTAGAACTCTTGCATTAGCATTAACTAAATCGGTGGAATAGGATTTGCCTGGCATATCTTTTAATAATGTAGTGGAATATCTTACTAAAGGAATATAAGATCCAGTTTTTGTGTACATAACTTGAAGAACTTCACCAACTGGTCCGAAAAACCATTTAAGCATTGATGGGCGTTGTCCCACAAGTCTTGGAGTGTATAAACACAACGTTATGAATAAACAAGTAATTTCTCTAAGGTCAATGTAACTTTCATCTGATTTTCGAACCATTCGGCCTGATTTCCAGTCGATAATACATGTTAAAGAAGGAGGAGTATCATCTTCGGCCAAGAAATCAAACAAAGTTTGAGGGTCCCACTCTCTAAAATAAGTGTAATCAACTCTGGGGAGTCTTGCAAATTTAATAGAATCATCTGAATGCCCTGACGCCTTTATTACCAAATCTTTATGAATATCTTCAATTATATCGCAAGTAACTTTCAAATGGAGGACAGTTAAGCAAGTTGAAATAACATTCATTACTCCTAAAGCAAATCCTATTTCCTTTGTAAGCCCTTTGTTTTTTATTAAAGCTTCAGCAAACTGCTTCGGGTTTTCTAACGACACTTTATTTCCTAATTGGACTGACTCCAAAGCTTTGTTGATTCTCTCCGATATTTCTTT